CTACACTAGCTAGTGGTTCTGGTCACGGGTACGGCGTCTACGTCGCTAGTACCGGGGAGCGCTTGAGTGGTGCCAATGCTTCAGCCGCCAATCTTGCTGATTGTTTTGACATCCGTATTGTGAATCTTTCTACAGGCGCTGTCGGTTCACAACTCAGCACATCATCTAACTGGACCAGCACGGGTGGTCGAATGGATCGTCTTTTTGCAGGTGACTTTACTGTTGCCGGTCGTGGTTCTAACCGCAACTTCCATGGTAAGGTTGCTTCAATGGTTATTACGACCTTGCGCCGCGGCGTTGCTATGCCTACTGATGCTGAAATTACGGCTTTTGTTCGAGACCCGCAGCAGTGGCTCACAGACTACAAGGTTGGTAACACCTACAGGTACTCTGGCTCAGGCAGTGACTCTACTAACTTCCAGCTTAATAATGCACTGTCCTCACAATCAACACAAGTATGGTTGATGGGCGATGGATCGAATGACGCCTACTCTCAGATTCGTAACGATGTAAGTCCAAGTACACAGGACGCAACTTCGTTGAATATGATTTCGATGGTATCGAATGATATTCAGACAGTGAGCATTACTGGCTTAACATAACATAAATAGGGGCTTCGGCCCCTTTTTATAAATATATATTTAACACTAACATCTGAGGTTCCAATGCTTGAAAACTATGAAATAGAAATAAAAGCCAAACGCGAACAAGAAGATAAAGAACTGGCCGAAGCAAGAGCACAGGAAGATGCATTGATTGACGCGCAGCGTGATGCATATGATGATGCTTTAAGTGCAGCACGAAAGCAAGAAGATGAAGCTTTAGCCAATATGGCTCGTGTTTATAAAGAAGCAAAGGCATCTCTTGATGCAGTTGAAGCCGAGTTCGTAGATTTTAAAACAAATGGCGTCTTGGCACCACAAGAAAAAAAGCCTGTGCGCAAAGGCAGAGGTCTTCGTATTATTGCATGGATCTTTGGTGGTTTCGGAATGTTCCTTGTAACTCTTGTTGCAATACTGTACATCGTTTTCATGCTTACTGCCAATAAGGCAAACGTCAAGCCTATTATTGATGAAAATGAAAACGGTATAGTTATCGAAGATGTTCGTGAAGTAAAAGAAAAGGCAAGAAAAATATTCAAGCCAAAGTCAAAAGTTGTAAGAAAGCCAAAGCGCCGTGTGATCAAGAAGGTTACACCAAAGAAAGCAAAAGCTGCTCCATCAACTGACTGGCGCGATACAGTCTTTCAATCAGGTAATTGATATGAAAAGCTTTATACAATTCCTTGAGGATCGTTTTACTTTCAGTGCAGATGGCTTTGATAAGAAGGCATTTCCAGAAGTCAATACCTCATATATGCAGTATTCAAAGGCATCACGTGAAGCACTTAAGAAGACTGCAGAAAAGTTCAAGATCGACGATACCGGTTCAAAGGCATCATTGATTACTAAAATCCTTAAGCATTTGCATGGACCAAATAAGGTTGCTGGTTTTTATAATAAAAGATCAGAAACACCTTTTGAAGCGAATAAGCGAGAAAAGTTAACAGCAAAACCTGCGAGTTACAAACCTAAAAAATATAGTAAGGACAAAGACGAATGAGTGTATTCGGCAGCGCATTAGATCAATCACCCGAGAATATGAACTTTCTTTCTCCTCTTGGCTTTCGGTTCATGATCAAGAAGACGCCAACATTGAACTACTTTGTCCAGAATGTTAATATGCCAGGTTTGCATCTTCAGAATATCGATATTGCAAACCCTCTTTTGAGTCTTCCAGAAGCAGGTTCACATCTACAGTTCGATGATCTTATGATCAACTTCAAAGTTGATGAGGATCTAAAGAACTATCTTGAGATACACAACTGGATTGTTGGTCTTGGGTTTCCAGAAGGCAATGATCAGTTTGCTGCTTTGAATGCCGATAGTGTTCCTCTTGGTGAGGGTATTCGTTCTGATTGCACACTAGTTATCTTTGATAGTGACAATAAGCCAAACTTTCAAGTCACCTTTATCAATGCATTTCCTATTTCATTATCATCATTGATCTTTGACACAACTCGTTCACGTCCAGAGTTCATTGATGCTGCTGCAACATTTCGTTACGATTTCTATAAGATAGAAGCGGTCATTTGATAAATAGTAAAGAATAATAACATAGGAGATAACTATGCCACAGAAAAAAGTCGAACCAGGAAATGCACTTAGACGAGCAAAATATAGAGCTGTAAAGCCACCGGTGAAATCATTAGGCGCTCGTCTTGATCAAGCCGCAGCGAATAAAAAAAGAGCAGCGACACGTGAAGCAAACAAGGCCGCAAAGTCTGCAGCACAAGCTGAACTGAATAGAACGCGTGAAGCACATTTAGATCCACATAACACATATCATCAGATTCATGGTCACATTAGCGATATTACCAATAAAATTGCTGCTGCGCACATTAATGGTAATCATCGTGAACTTGTTGGTCATGCAGATCATTTAGTTAATGTATTACATGAGCATGGTTCTGCTTTGAAAGCACAAGGCTCAGGCGGTTCGCATCTCAAATCTATCGAACACATTGAACACGTGAAAGGTTTGCTACGAAAGGTTGGAAAAGACAAAGAAGCTTCTCCTGTTCTTCGTGCCAAAGCAAAGAGAATTGCCAACGATCACCTTACACGTCATGTTCCAGATGCACCAAAGGCACCAAAACCAGCCAAGCCAGGCATTGTTGATCGAATCAGAAACATGTTCGCTGAAGAATATGAACTGCATGAAGATTATGGTGCAGGTGATGTTGGCACAGATGAAGTTGTTCGTAAGTACAAGAGCATGACACCAGGCGAACAGAAAAATGAAGTCAAGTTGTCAGAATCATATGTTCTTTGGTTAATTGAAAATGAACAACTCGATGAAGCCAGCTTTCATAGTAATTTAAGAGCTCTGGTGCACCCTGATTTTCATAGAGCAGTGGGAGATTATCTGCGCAAACAAGCTATAGCTTCAGCACAAGCTGCAGGTGGCGCGATTGGCGCTGGTTTAGCTACTGGTGGTCATCCAGGGGCCGCACTTTTAGGTGGTGCGATGATGCTGGGAAGTAAAGCTCATACAGAAGCCGGTAGAGCTTTGAAGGATGCATATAATACACATCAGGAAATCGCAAAGCAACACGACGACGAACGTCGCCAATAATAGAGCATATATACTATAGCAACATTGAGAGGCTATAGTATGACCCTTGAAGAAATCCATCAGCAGTGGGAAGTTGATGCACCAATCGATGAACTAAGACTTTCCACTGCTGCAGCAGATATTCCGAAACTTCACCATAAATGGCTAATGGTTCTAACTGAATCGAAGCGTGAGCTCATGAAGCTCAGAATAGCCTATAAGAAACTCAAGAGTCAGAAGCACGACTTTCTTGAGAACCCTACCAAAGACGACCTTGACCGAGGTTGGAAATATCCAGATAAACGCATAATCAAATCAGACATTCCTCGTTGGCTCGAAGGTGATGACGACATGCTAAAGCTTGAACTTCGTATCGGTGAAGCAGAGATGAAGCTGCAAACCGTTGAAGAGATCATGAAAGAGATTGGTCGTCGGAACTGGAACATTCGTTTGATCTTTGACGAGAAGAAATTTTTATCGGGGCATTGATATGGCAAAAGACTATTACCAGCAAGCGTTGTTTCTTATACATAAACAGTACGTGCCAGCAAACACAAACATCGATATGCTTATGAAAAAGCTTCAGGATAATGAATTGAAGGCAACTGTTACTAATACAACCGAATCTGTATATGGCACAGAAAACGTTCAATTGATCAAACACCTTGCCGATCAAGCAGATCCACAAAAAAGTATGCTTGTGGAACCTGGTGAGAAAACCAAAAGCAAGTGGTCTGGAAAAGATGGCTGACAAAATATTCATACGATATTACAATCGCACACATATGATGGTCACGGGTTCTGATCAAGGAATCGAATACGAACTGAACGAAGCTTATAAGTGGCGTCCACCGGGATATCAGTATATACCAGCGTTTCGAAATGGCCACTGGGACGGTTGGGTGAAATACTACAATTTCCGTACAAAACTCATGTACCTAGGCTTGCTCGATCGTGTGCTTGACTGGTCAAAGCGCCGTGGTTATGAAGTTGTTATTGATGATATGCCAACAGTAGCACAATGGACACCAGAGCAGTTTCAATCACATATTGATAGCCTCAATCTGCCATTTCCACCACGTGACTATCAGTTTGATTCTGCTCTCAAGGCTATCAATGCTGGTCGTCAGACAATCGTTTCACCGACAGGTTCAGGTAAGTCTTTGATCATCTATCTGCTTAGCACGTTTCTGAATACAAAGACGCTGATTGTTGTTCCGACGGTCGGTCTAGTCAAGCAGATGCATAGTGACTTTGTGTCATATGGCTTCCAGGATGAGATGCATGAAATCTATTCGGGAAAAGACAAAAGCTTTGATAACCAGTTTGGTGTAACGACATGGCAGTCGATCTATAAGCTTCAGCGCGATTGGTTCAATCAGTTCAACTGTGTGATTGTGGATGAGACGCATCAGGCAAAGTCAAAGTCACTGACAAATATTCTTGAGAAGATGACCGATGTTGAGTATCGATTTGGTACAACTGGCACTCTAAACTCAGATGAACATAGCATCTATACAATCTCTGGTTTGCTCGGACCTGTTCATAAAGTCACAACGACATCTGATCTCATGGAAGATGACGTACTAACAAAGCTTGATATCAAAGCCATCGTTCTTCGTTATCCACAAGAGTTCCGTGAAGCACTCAAGGGCACATCATATCAGAGTGAAGTTGACAATCTGATTCATCATGAAAGACGCACAAAGTTTATTGCAAAGCTCGTCTGTTCTCAGAAGGGCAACAACCTTGTTCTATTCAATCAGATTAGTCATGGGCAAGATTTGAAGGCATATATAGAAGGTATGACAGATCGCCCGATATTCTATATTGATGGTTCTGTTGATGCAGGAGTTCGTAATGACATGCGAGCACAGATTGAGGACACTCAAGATGGCATTATCATCGCATCGCTCAAGACGACTTCAACTGGTATTAACATCAAACGACTAAACAACATCTTTTTTACACATCCTTCTAAGTCTCGTATTACTACACTGCAATCGATTGGTCGGGTTCTTCGGAAAGCTGAAAACAAGAATACAGCAAAACTGTTTGACATTGCCGATGATCTATCAATCGAAACTACACGTAAGAAGAAACACTTCAATTATGTACTAAGACACTTTCTTGAACGTATCAAAATTTATCAGTCCGAGAATTTCAAGTACAAAGTGAGTCAAGTGGAGCTATAGAATGAAAGTTTATCATATAATTCTGACTAATGGCGATGAAATATTTGCAGAAGTAAATTTGCAAGATGATCATGGACTAGTAGTAAACAACCCATTGATATCGCAATCAGATACTCTTGAGACTGGTGAAACATCGATGTATTTCATTAATTATATACCATATTCTGATTCATCTGAATGTACGTTTCGCTGGGAACATGTTATGACTTTCACAAAGGTGACAGAAACAGTTGCTAAGTTTTATGAATTGTCACTCGTATTTGTAGAAGAAACAGATATTTCTCGTATAGATAATATCAAGCAATCGATACAACAAATGTCAGATACATTGCATACAGATGAGTTTGGTATCGATGATGACATGTTGATATCAAGCGAACGTGTATATCATTAGTTGTTATTTTCAAGTGCACAATCACTATTATACACTCATTTCAGAACTTGTCAACCCCTAAAATTTTCAAATCGACAACTTTTTTCGGTTGACAAGCATCACGTTC